CTCGCCACTAACCGCGATGATGACTTCTTTTGTTCCTGGTATAAGAGCTTTCATTTCATCCGCTTTCTTCGTGATGATTTCATACATCTTTTGTTCTGTCATGATTCCTCCTAAAATACAAATATGATCGAATACGGCCTTTAGAGGCTCTGGAAAGCCCCCATTTGAATAACTCTCGCCAATCGCTCCTAGGGGCATTTGAGCCCAACCATGGCGATTTTGGCTCCCCGCCATACCATCAAAACCACAAATACGGATGCTCGTCATCCTTGGGAGGCGGCACCTGCTCGCCCTGCTTCTGATAGTCGGAGCAGCTGCTCTGCACCATGGGCGGCCGTTCGGCCCGTGCCTCTCCGAACTGTGAGAAGTCCCCTTTGCCCTGACCGCCATCCCCTTTAGAAGACGTGCCGCCAGGGAGAACCACAGCTACCTGCTCGGCAACAATTTGTGTGTAATACTTCTTCTTGCCTTCGTCATTCTGGTAGGAAGATGTGGAGAATCGCCCGCGGATAGACACCCGTTTTCCCTTCTGCAGATAGTCCCCGCAGGATTTTGCAAGCTCTCCCCACACCTGTACGGGTACCCATTCGGTATATTCCTTGTCGCCGCTTTTGAAACTGGACGCGATTGTGAATTTGCAAAACGGCTTGCCGTTTTTCGTAAGTTTCATTTCCGGGTCGCGACCCAGATTCCCTGTTATGTAGCACTGGTTGTCATTAAGCACAGTTCTTCGCCTCCATCTTTAATGCGCCTTCCGGTTTGTTAATTTCAATCATTTCTGTTTGCCTCCTTCTAAAGCCATGCTTCCGGAGAGAGAAGCGATATAGTTTTTGACCTTGCCGTCCTGCAGGAGCGCCCTGTTGTGGCGCTCTGCCTTGTGGGATTCCTGCAGCATGGCATACATTTTCAAAAACTGCCCGCGAATCACTCCGGTCTCATTTGCCGGAGTGGCACAGATTTCCTTCCACCCCATCCGCCGGATGACCTCCGCCGCCGTGGGATCCTTGATCTTCGGCTTACCGTAGCACCCCGTGCGAGAGATTTCCCGCACCACCTCTCCCCATCCCCTGCCGGCATCCGGCGGCTCCGCTCCTTGGGCAGCCTTGTAAAGGGCCTCTGCACGGCTCCGGATCTCCGCTACCGTTGGCAAAAATGGGGATTCTTTGATAAGGGCTTCGATGGCCTTGACCAGCACCGGCTCTGGGATATCCTTCGTCATCAGCAAGTAGAGCCTTGCCTGCTCGGCCTGGAACTTCGGCCATGCCGCCCTAAGCATCACAATGGCTATTGCCTTCTGGGATGGATCTGTCGAGCTTTGAGAGTTCATTGATTAAATCCTCCATGCTGTCGTTTCTCCGCGGAGCAGCCTGCGCCTCTTTCAAGGCATAGAACCCCTGCCACCCTCGCTTGATGCTCTGCGATACGATGGCAACCATCATCGGCTCATCGCCGCCGGACAGCTGCTGCAGGTCCTTGAGGTTGAGCTCTGCCGCCTTTTCAGTCAGCGGCTTCTTCATTCTTATCCTCATCTTCTGCCATTCCTCGAGAGCAGAGAGCAAATCATGGTTTCCGCTGGAAAACCTTTCGAAGAGGGGGATCACCCCTCCCTTTCCCCCTTTGGGGGGTAGGGGGGTATTATATTCTTCCCTTCTTACATTCTTACTATTCTTACTTTCTTTTTTATTGGTTGGTTCTGCATTGGTTCTCCTGTGGTTCTGCATTGGTTCTCCTGTGGTTCTGCATTGGTTCTCCATATGGTTCTGATCATCTTCATAGAGCTGGTATTTGCCCCAGTTCTCGATGTGTATGAGCACTCCTCTTTTGGTTCTCTTTGTGGTCCAAAATCCTAACTTTTCAAACCTAACCAATGCTTTACGAACAACATTGCGGCTCACATCATCACCAGCCCGGCGGGCCAGCTCCAGAGAAGAAATGAAAACCTCGCCGGGCTGGATGGTGAATTCGTGGCCCAACACATCCCATTTCTTCGGCGCCCAAGCGGCTAGGAAGATGACAGTCATGAGCACCTTCACCTGTGGGCCGGTTGAATTGACGAAAATGGGGTCGTCAATCATCTTGCGATACAGCTTTATCCAGTTTCCTTCTGCCATGGCCTCCGCCTTCTTATGCTTTTACTTCGCTGATTTTCGGATCCACGTTCTGCGGTGCCTCTTCTGGCTTGTCTGACTCGTTGTCGATGGTGGTGTACATCTCATCCGGCTCATCGGCCATGTGGTCGGAGAGAGTAGACTTCACCGTCTCGTCCGTGGCCACGGCGCGGGCGAACTCTGTCTTGAGAGGCGCATATTTCAGCACCTTCTTCAAAACCGTTTTCTTGGCCATCTCGTCAAAGTCCGTCTGCCATGGGCCGCTGCGATAAGCCTTGGATTTTTTCATGGCAAACTTTTCCACGTCCTCACGGCTCATGACCTCAAAACCAATGCCGCCGTTTTTCAGCTTCAGCACGGCGTAGTACATGATGACGTTGCCCCGATCCTTCACAGCCGGCACGTGCTTCAGCTTCGGCTCCAGTCCATATTCATACTCGAAGGTGTCATTCTCGTGCACTTCGTGAGCCTGGATAGAGCTGACCTCTCCGGATCTATAAGCCAGATCCATGAGGCCTTTATACCCAAGCTGGAACTGGCACACATTGCCGTAAGGGATGAGGTAAGCCTGTCCTAGGGGCGTGTTCGGTTCCACACCCAGCTGGGCTGCCTGCATCATCGCGCCAAGGAAGCTCTGGGGCGTGCATGTCTGCAGTTTCGGAGTGGAGGAAAGCGCCGTCAGCACCATTCTGGTAAAACGCTCCGGCGTGATGACGGAAGGGAGTGCCTTCCTGATCTGTGGCTCCATAGCCGTGATAAGGCCTTGCATGGTAGTCTTAGCCCCGCCCTGCTGAATTCCTGCTTTTCTTTCTGTAAGTCCGCCTTTCGTGTTCATGATTATTTATCCTCCTTGACTTCTTTAATGGAAAACCGGCGGATTGCTTTGCCGGTTGAAATAAAGCCTTTATCCTTTAAGGCCTGGTACATGTCCGGGTCCGCCTTTTTGAGTTTTGACAGTGGGCATGTTTCCCGGCCATTGGTGATTTTCCAGGTAACTTTGAATGATCCGATGCGGCCTGCTTCCGCATCCCCCAGCATTTCTTTCAGCCGGTTCTGGTTCAGGGAAATCTGTTCTTTGAGCTTATTCATGATTTCCGTGTCCCCGCTGATGCGGGCAATCAGCGCGTCGGCTTCTTCCGGCAACGTGATTTCTTCGTCACGGCTGTCAGCATATCTGGCGGCCAATGCCTGTGAACAGGAAAGGGAACCATCCACGGGAGGCGCGGTTTTGGTCTGCACCAGATTCCAGAATTCCTTTTCCGCTTCAATGAGTGTCTTGATGTCCTCTTCATTGCGCTCAATCCGCTTCCACTTGGCTTCATTTCCTCCAAGCAGAACGGCAATGTACCAGTAGTCTGCCCCAGTAACTGCCATGTAGTGGAGGCACTGGCAGTAGTAAGCGTCCGGAATTTCATCGCCCTTCCACTTCTTTGCCTGAGAGACGCCGGCGGTCTTGATTTCAAGGCCCGCCTCTTCTCCCATCACAGCCCTGTCAACATTGGCCAGCATGAACGGATGGGGCCGACTCCGAAGCGTTCCCAGCTTCCGGACCTTCTTGCCGGTAGTTTCCTGAAACCAGTCGGCAATGTTTGCTTCGTTCTTGGAGCCCCAGTAAACCGCCTGCACGTGAGACAGGTCCGGCGCTTCCGCCTGCCCCGTCTTCTCCAGCCAGAGCTGGTATGGGGATTTATATGGGTTCATCCCCATGATGACAGCCGCATCACTGCCACCAACTCCAAGGGCTCTTGCCTCGAGCCATTTTTCATGGTCTTCTGCATCTTTGACCGATAAAATCAAATCACAGTTTGTATATGCCATTTCTCCTCCTATTTTTATGATATGAATCCACCACATTGATAACTTCCCAATAAACATCACTCGGCATTTTTGTGGGCGGCATCTGCGCCGGAAGGTTCAGCAGATCCTCCGCCACATCCACCAGCTCTGCGAGCACATCCAGCTCTTCCTCTGAGCAGCCCTCAAGGAACGGCCAGTCCTTCTCGCAAAGCTCGATCATCATGTCCCATTCGAGAGAAGACATCATGTCGATCGTCTGCTGCTTGTCCCCCATCTGCTGCTCGATGGTGCTAAACATCAGCTGCAGATGCTTCGCCAGCGCGGCTGCGTCTCTCAGTGGGTACCGCTTCAGCCTACGGCTGATATTTTCTTGGATCATGCGGCATCGCTTACAGCAGGGGCCCGGTCTCTTGCTATTGCGCGAATTGTAGTAGGTCTTACCGCAGATCCGGCACTGATGCGGATACATCCGCTTCGCCTTCGTGTTCAATCGGTTCGCCTCCCAACCAGTCATCCCATGCGTCATCCGCGTGCTCCATCTCGTATTCTTCCCGTTCAAGGCGGCGGCGGGCGGCTTCTTCATCGAAGAAGCCAATGCCGCACACCATGTGATTTTCAAGCTCTGCCATGATTGCTCCATTTCTGGTATAATAGAGGCAGGAATGCCTCGAAACCTTCCTGCCCGAGCCTTAGCAGTAGCCGCTGCCAAGGCTCTTTTCCTTTACTCTTTCACCTGCAGCTCGATGACCTGCATCTCGCCATTGCCATCTTTTAGATCCTCGGTGTTCGCGAAGATCCCGGTGACGACCAGATGCGGGACAGGTTCTTCTTCGTTGATAGCGCTCTTGTACCCGAAGAAATAATCGTCGCCATCCTCATTGAATACGTGGACAGGCTGATCCTCCATGAGGAGCTCGAGCGCCTGCTCCAGTGTGACTTCGTCTTTCATTTAGTCGCTCCTTCCATCCACGAACGGTCGGTACTTCGACCGACCTTGTCACAATAGATCCCTCTTTTCTCTTCGGATGAGGCTCCCTAAGCTCATGCCGCCGGACATGCCGATTTCGCCTTTTCTATGCTTGTTACTCTTTGAGGTGTTGTGCTTCCAGTATTTCTTCTCGCAGAGGCTGCAGCAGAAGACGGTCCTCTTATCTGTTCTTTCCCAGACAAGGACTTCATGCCCACACTCTTTACAGGAAAAGGCGCGAATAATCGCCACGCCTTTTGGCGGATCAGGATGCTTATTTTCTTTTGCTTTCCTGTTGTGCTTTTTACAGCACCTGCAGGAGCAATACTTCTGGCTTGTACTGCCGACAAATGATTTCCCGCACTCGGGGCAGATCTTACTCATTTTTCCCCCTCTTCTTTCAGATTCTCTTTCTTCGCTGAGCTCCAGATTCCCTTTGAATCCTTCATAGTATTCGTTCCCCTCTGTATCGAAGACGTAGATCCACTGGTCTTCCATGGGAATGAGTACCAAGATATCGTTCAGCGTTGTCACTGCGCCACCGCCATTAGCAGGGTGTATACCGCGGCGCACACCAGCGTCAGCGGATAGATCGCCACTTCCTTCCAGAACCTCTTGCGTGCGGCGCTAGGATCGTATTTCTTCGTGGCTACTTGAGAGGCGAGAGCCGTGGTTCTTGCTTCTTCTTGCTCGCGGGCCTCCATCATCTGATGGACGACCTGAACTGCTTCTGCGCTACTCATATTTATTCGCTTCCCTAACTTCTGTAACCACTCTGGAGGCCGACATGTATCCGGCAGCTTTCCCCTCGTAGATACGCGCCATCATGTCCTTTGCACACAAACGCGCGGATGCCGCCAGATTCATATTGCGGGCTGCTTCCTCCCGCAAAAAACTCACCATGGTTTCGATCCGCGCCTTTGACTGCCACATCTGCATGGCAACGGCGAGGGCGTCAGCCTTGCCTACCAAGTAGTCGCCGACATAGGTATCTTTGCACGCGACCTGCTCGACGCCTGCATCCGCGCGAAGCGCACCCAACTGAGCGAGAATTTCTTCTCTCATTGCTTTTCCTCTCATTTCGTTCCTCCTTTAGGTCGTCTCCATGGCCTTCTCCTCATTCTGTCTGGCTCGCCAGACAGAAATCCTTGTCCCTTCCTTCGCCTTTTTCAAAGCTTCTAGGAAGGTCCCCGGTCTATCTTTCAGCCCCTCGCGTGCCTTCCACTCAAGGAAGGCGTCCATGTCTTTGGGGTTGAACATGAACCGCTGGCCAATCCTAAAGCAGGGGATTTCCCCTGCCCGGCAGTACCTGCGAATGGTACTTACTGGGAGATCGTGGGTCTCCGCGTATTCCTTCGCGGAGATCCACCTTTTTTCTTTGCCCATGATGGCACCTCCTTAGCGGTATTTGATGCCCGCCGGCGGCGAAGTCACCGCACTCTTTAGTACTCTGGGGACTAGATACATCCAGTCCGTTTTTGTCAGGACCCGATGGATTCATAGGCCTCGAAATAATATTTTGCTCTTACTCGAGCTTCGTGGTCTTCTTTGGTGAAGCCGCGAATAAGCGCGGCTTCCACTTCGTCCAGCGCCTTCTGGGAGATTCTGATCAGTTCTTCAGTGCGGGCGACACCGCGTATTTCTTCGCTCGTCATGATTATCCCTCAACCCTCTTTTCGATTTCTTTCAGGGCCCATGCGGCGCCCTCGGCGATACCTTTCATAAACCACGTATCTCTTGGATTAGGGTACTCGTAGTCTTTTTCTTTAGCGTCGTCAACGTAGTCATAGACACACTCCATGTCTTCCACCCCGAAGTAGCCATGGTCCTCGATCGCGTGGCGAATGTGAAAAGCGATGCTGCCGATCGCGTCCTCCTGCCCACTGATCCTCGCGGCTTCTTTCCAGTCCGTCTCGGGGGTCCTCTTGTGAAACTCGTCCAGTTTCGCGTCCATGATACGCAGTACCTGGTCTGGATCTTTCAATACTTTCATGGTTGGTCCTCCCTTTTTTATCCCTTCAGAAACTTATTGATGAAATATACCTGACCCTTTCCTGCCACTTTGGGCGTCTTGGTAATGATGTTCACCCCATTACCGTTTGTGTAAGAGCCTTCCTTGATTTCAAAGAGCCCCATTTCCATAGAGCGCTGTGTGGGCATGTTGTAATCCGTCCCCTGGCGCTTAATCAAATACCCATTTTCACGCATCCACTGGAATAACCTTTTCTGGCCAATCTGGACCCCGTTGCCTCTGAGTATTTTGGCAAGCTCACCAATGAGAATGGATGTCTTGCTGGCACTGACTGACCCGGCAAAGATAACGGCCGGCTTTTGTTTTTCCAGCATCAGCTCCGCCTGTTTCCGCTTTGCCTGTTCTTCTTTGAGCTGCGTAGCCAAGCGAATCAGAAAGTCAGGTTCCGTGATCGCTCTTTCCAGCGCCTGGTCTGTCATGTAAGCCCCATGCCGCCGAATAGCAGGCAGCACTTCATCTGCCAGCACGGCCTGGAACTTCTGAGCCACTTCATTGCTGGCCTTGAATCCCAGCCGGTATACCATGTTTTCAGGGAGGAAATCATCTTTCGCAACATCCTGCGAAAACCCAAATCCCCGCAAATAGTGATTGACGGTTCTCCATCTGACGTATTCGACGCCGCCTTTGCTTTCGGTAAATCCAAACCCTCTCGCCACATCCTCGGCATTTAGATATGCCGTGCCAGTCTGCTTGTCCATGTAACCGTGGACATCCCTGATATTCAGAATTTCATTCAAGCTTCTCTTCTCCTTTCTTTTTTCATGGTTGATCCTCCTTCTTGGTATGTTACATTCTGTGGCACTCTTGCTCAAAAAAAATACTCTCTACAGTCCTACCATAAAACCTAGCCAGTTTTACCTTGATCTCGTCGCGGGGAATTCTCTTTCCGGTTTCATACATAGTGAGGGCGGAAATACTAATCCCACATGCGTCGGCTACCGCACTTCTTGGCGCCTTACCACGCAGTTTTCTTAAAGTGCTACCTATTGTTATTGCGTTTGGCATTATATCACCTCCGTTCATTTGCCACGTTTCGTGGCTATGTTTATAATGTACCACTCGCCACGCATCGTGTCAACACATTTTGTGAATTTTCTCTAGATTATCACCACGTTTCGTGATATATTACCTATGATGGCATATTTTATAAGGAGGCCTATCATGAAATTTCACGAACGTTTGAAATCCCTTCGCTGCTCTAAAAACATCACGCAAGGGGAACTTGCAAAAATGACAGGGTTAAGCCGTAGTGCCGTAAGTATGTATGAATCTGGGAAGCGACGCCCTGACTATGAGACACTAGAAATGCTTGCCGACTTCTTCAATGTAAACATGGATTACCTATTAGGTAAGAGCGATACCAATACAGATATTTTCAAACTCAAAAACATTGTCCCCATTGAAAGACGCATGGTCCCCATTATCGGGCAGATCGCCGCCGGAAAGCCGATACTCGCTGACGAGCATATAGAAGCCTTTCTCCCCTGCGATGCTGGCGTACACGCAGACTTCGGCCTCGTGGTAAGCGGGGACAGCATGATCGGTGCCGACATCCATGACGGTGACGTGGTATTCATCCGCAGCCAGCCCATCGTGGATGACGGCCAGATCGCCGCCGTCCGTATCGACGACGACGCCACCCTGAAGCGCTTCTACAAAAATCCAGACGGAGACGGCTGCACCCTCGTGTCCATGAACCCCAAGTACCCTCCCATGGTGTTCAATTCCGGGAATTGCGATTCGATCCAGATCATCGGACTGGCGGTGGCGAAGTATTCCGTGATCAAGCAATAAAAAGAGACTATTTTCGTGAGGTCACGAAAATAGCCTAGGCGTGAAAATTATTTTCAAGGAGGTTAAAAATGTGTTTAATCAATAAATTAGTTGATAAAAGTATTGAGGCCTTTATTACTGCTATTGAGATTTATAATAAGCCTACTATTCATTATCGCGTTGAGGGATTTTCCTTTTTCATTTGTAATGCTTGGGAGCTCATGCTTAAAGGGTACTTAATAAAAAAGCACGGTAATGATAGCATTTACTATAAAAATAACCCCGATAGGACTTTTTCCCTCTCCAACTGTATCGAGCTTGTATTTACCAACAATAAAGATCCATTGCGCAAAAACCTAGAAAGAATCGTAGATTTACGCAATATCAGTACTCACTTTATTACTGAGGAGTACGAGCAAATTTATATTCCGTTGTTTCAATCGTGTGTACTGAATTATATCAACAAAATGCTTGAGTTCTTTGGGAAAGATGTAACAGAAACTATCCCTTCTAATTTTCTTACGCTATCGATTAAACTTTCCGACATCGTCCCGGAAGAGATTCAGGCAAGATATCCAAAGCAGATTGCCTCAAAGCTTTTAAATGTTCAAAGAGCGATTGCTTCTTCAATTCCTGAAAACGGTAATCAGAAATATGCAGTTGTCATTAAACATGATTATTACATTACTAAAAGAGCCGATTTAGCTACTGCTTCGGTAGCAATAACAAACGACGCAAAACAAGCTGCTTTTATACTGAAAGAAACAAAAGATATGCAAAAGGCTTGCCCGCATAATATGAAGAAATGCCTTGATATTATCAACCAATGGCTTCGCAAAGATAGAATTGATTTTGTGAATCCTTCCCTCTCCCCGGATAATGAAAAATATCATCGTTTTAATGCAAATCATTTTACTCTATTCGTTAAATTCTATGGCATAAAAGATAACCCAAAATTCTGTTACAAATACGATCGCAGTTCTCAAACACTCTATTCGTATAGTGATGCAGCGCTTCGCTTCATTTTCGAGGAAATAAAAAAGAACCCAGAAGGGATTATCGATTCTCTTCGGGCCCATAATAGATAAAAAATAAGTCAACCCCAGGGGCAAAGGAATTCTAAGCCATAAGCCTACTCCCATTCAGGAACCCAGCCTTATCCTTCTCAAGTTGACTTGTTTCAATGTTATTCTATCAAAAGACTTGGTGTTTTGCAAGTTTAATATTTTGATTGGACCTTTTTGATTCGTTGTAAATTTTGCAGCAGTTGATTAGTAAACCATTCCGTGCACGTTCACGAGATGGTTTACATTCCTACTATTTTGCGAACGTTCGCAAAATAGTGATGTGGTACGTTTGGCCAGCGTTGGAAAATCATAAAAGGAGTATTTTATGGACGATCTGATTATTTATAACACTAATGACGGACAGGCCAATGTGAGCTTGCTTGCTAAGGATGGGACTGTGTGGTGTACGCAGGCGCAGATGGCGGAATTATTCAACGTGCAAAAAGCCGCTATTAGTAAGCATTTAAAAAATCTTTTCGAAGATGGTGAAGTAGACAAGAATTCAGTTGTTTCCATTTTGGAAACAACTGCTGCTGATGGGAAGAAATACAAAGTAGCTTTCTATAGTTTGGATATGATTCTAGCCGTGGGCTTCCGCGTCCGTTCTCCCAGAGGCACGCAGTTCCGTCGATGGGCCAATTCCACATTGAAAGAATACCTGCAGAAGGGGTTCGTCCTCGATAGCGAGCGCCTGGAGAATCCAGATGGCCGTCCGGACTATTTCGATGAACTCCTCGCAAAGATTCGCGATATCCGTGCGAGCGAAAAGCGTTTCTATCAGAAGCTCCGGGATCTTTTTGCCCTATCTTCCGATTATGACAAGACAGATCGGAGCGCTATTTCTTTTTTCTCTGAGGTACAAAACAAGCTCATCTATGGTGTAACGGGTCGAACGGCTGCGGAGCTTATCCTAGACCGTGCCGATGCAGCGAAGCCTAACATGGCTCTGACTTCCTGGCAGGGCGGCATCGTCCGCCGGAAGGACATCTATACGGCTAAAAACTATCTGACTGCTGATGAATTGGATAGTTTAAACCGCCTAGTCACTATCTTCTTGGAAAGTGCTGAATTCCGCGTAAAGCTTCGGAAGGATTTAACCCTTTCTTTCTGGCGTGAGGAGACGGACCGTCTGCTTACCAGTTACGACATCCCTGTCCTCACTTCTGCGGGGACGGTTTCCCATAAGCAAATGATGAGCCATGTAGAGGCGGTATACTCTGCTTTCGATGCAAGGCGGAAAGCTTTCGATGCCGAGGCAGCCGATAGAGAGGACCTGGAGGAACTAGAGCAAGATGCGAAATGGCTAGCCGCCAGTAAAGTGTCCAATAAAAAATAACCATTTTCGTGAGGTCACGAAAATGGTTTACATATCGCTAGCAACTGTTGCAAATCCTGCAACGGTTCCCTCCATTTTGCAAAGGTCGGCAAAATGACAATACCTTTATTTTGATAGGGAGGATAAAGGCATTTCTGGGATGCAGCGATTGGATAAAGGTATTCTATAGAAAGGAAGGGTTATCATGAGACGCCCCAATGGGCAAGGGTCCATTTACTACGAGAAATCAAAGAAAAGATACGCCGCCTCTTTCATCACCCCAGAGGGAAGGCGCATCGTGAAGCGGTTCCCCACCACTGAAGAGGCGGAGAACTGGCTAGAGGATAACCGCTATAGCATCCGCCACAACACCTTCGTGACGCCTTCCGGCATGCGCACAGGGGCATGGGTTCTGCAATACATCGACACCTACAAGAAGAATGTAAGACCTCGCACGCTGTCCTTGTATTTCGCTATTTTGGAGAAAATAGAGCCCATCGCCGACATTCCCCTACAGAAACTCACGGGGATGGACGTGCAAGCCTTGATCAACTCCCTAGATGGGAAAATCTCTACATCGTATATCAAAAAGATCTACGAGCTTCTTAACATGGCCATTAAAAAAGCCGTGGCTCTGGACATCTTAGCAAAGAACCCTATAGGCACCGTAGAACGTCCCAAGGTGACGCAGAAGAAAATACAGATTTTCACCATTGATGAAATCCACCAGATACTTGCCTATGCCAAAGAACGGCACCGGGATAGGCTCTATATGGAAATCCTAGTGGCTACTTACACCGGGCTGCGCATCGGTGAACTGCTGGCACTCACATGGAACGATATCACCCCCGCATTTATCCATATCACCAAGACACTAGGCCAGGATGGGCACGGGGTCATATATGTCCAAAACGCCACCAAAACCTCCCACTCCCGCAGGGATGTGTCTATTCCCCTATCACTCTACGAGACGCTGAAAGAATGGCAGGAAAGCACCAGAGCCCACAGCGGACTGGTTTTCAAAGCGAAGAATGGGAATTTCCTGTTCCCCAGCAATGAAAGGATCGCCTTTCAAGGCATCCAAAAAGCCTTGGAAATTTCCCCCGTTCGCAGCTTCCACGCGCTGCGCCACACCCACGCCAGCCAGCTGCTAGCCAATGGCGTCCCCATTGCTGAAGTGTCTAAGCGTTTAGGTCATGCATCTCCTGCCATTACATTGACCACCTATATCTCTTGGATACCTGGAAACGATGAAAAAGTCGCCAATGATGTAGAGAGGATTTTTAGATAA